CAGCTATAGAAGGCGTTTTGTGTGCGCGTAGATACTTGGCGTAAGCCTGCATACCCATCTTACCATCCTTGGCATCCCCAAATATAGAAGTAGCAGGGAGTTGGAATTGATACACGGTGTCCATCTGGCCCTCTAGGGCGACAGCAATACGCTGACCAAACCTACAGGCACGACTTTCCCCCTGTCCCGACCCTTTGATGTTCTGTGGACAGTCCATGCACTTCGATGCTTGGCGCGTATCCGATGGAACACTTGGATCAGGGGCCTGTGTGTCTGGCGACCAACAAGACGGGCCAGATGGATTTTCGGGGTCGTACTGACCCGCATAGTATGTACGAGAAATCTTCGCAGCGTTTACTATCACTACGTTTATAAACCCGTCACTCTTTACATTGACCTGTTCACCGCCGACCATCTCGCGAAAGCGGCCACCACGAATACTTATGCGGCGAGGACCAGACCCACCGCTGCCCCCTGCAAGATTATCATCTACATCCTGCAAAGACTTGAACAAATCACTACTTACGAGGGAGTTTCCCTCAAACAACGCCATATCCGACATCGTGTTCTCCTTATTTTATTTTAATGGGAGTTCCATTTGTTGGTCTTTCCCCTCTCCTGTCAACACTTTTTCGATGGCAGGAATGTTATAGCGGTATGTTGTACCGCCCCGAATGTAATGGTCACGTGGTATGTGACCCTCTTTCACCCACTTTCTAATGGTGTGAATTGATACGCCAAAATACTCGGCGGTTTTATTAACATCAGAATAAACGGTATCCGTCATTTTTTCCTCACTGAAATTGCATACTCGCTATCCACATTCAGCCCTTTCGGTAGCACATCGGGATGCTCTTCTAAAAACTGCCGCATGTGGGTTTGATTAAGCCGCTTCTCCAACAACTCTGGTACTTGATGCTCCATGATAAATTGGTGCATCTGCTCCCAGTCGTTTGTCCAATACCGCTGCTTAACGGTTCTATAGAACAACCCCTCTGTTGTCCTAACGCTTTCTACGCTATGTTTTTCGCAATGATCTAACAACGCGCGCTTGATAGTATTCATCTTATCAGCGAGCTTTGCGTCTTCATCTTTAAAACTAGCCGACAACTCCGCACGTTTTTCGCGTATCTTAATGTACGCTTTCGTAAGCTTCTCTACAGGAACTTGCATAAAACTCTCCAAACTTAGTTATACATGGCATATAGTTAGTAAACATAAGCTAGTCAAGCACTTCTTTATACAAATCAATAATCTCTGTGTGTGTACTTATCTTGTCGTCTAACAGCTTGTACACACGGTTCTCAACAAACGAACCCGCAAGCTGTATCACTGTGCATTTATGCTTCTGCCCCGACCTGTGGACTCTAGCATTTGCTTGAGCGTAGGTTTCCAACGAAGGTGTCGGCCCCCACCACACAACAGTATTCGCTGCTGTAAGTGTAACCCCGTGTGCTGCGGCTTGGGGTTGTATAAGCAGTACCTTGGGGTCTTTCTCGCTTTGGAACTGCGAGAATATCTCAGTGCGTTTATGCGCAGCTACATCTCCCCGTATGATAGCGGACGTTATGCCGTCTTTAGTTAGCTTCTCGGCTAACAAGTCTATGGTGTGTTGGAACGGGATAAACACAAGCACTTTCTGCGAGCATTCGTCTATCACATCTTTCAGCACCTTGTACCTGTTGGAGATATCGAACTGCACGGTGTCACCTTCGTCGGTGTATATAGCCCCTGCCGATATCTGTAGCAGTTTGTTTAGGTTCACCGCAGCGTTCACCGCTGTCACACTCTCACCAGCAACTTCCATAACCATACGCTTGCGCAGCAGGTCGTAGAATGTCTGCTGCTGCTTGGTCATCTCTACCCTACGCTTGGTATATACCATGTCAGGCAGGTCTAAACATTCATCTTTGGTGAAGCGTATAGCAGGTTGAAGCGCACGGAATACCGTACTCTTGGCGTTCTCTTTCGGCACCCACTTAAATTGGGTGATCTTCATCATAATCTGATCGCGGAACGAACTGAAGAAACTAGGTACACTCTGCGGGTTCACTAGCTTGGCAAGGCCGTAGGCATCTAGCGGCGACTGCGCAGCGGGAGTACCTGTCATAAGCCATAGCCATGTATCGTCTTTGACAAGCTTCTTGAGCGTTTTCCACCGCTTGGTCTGCGCGTTCTTGTAGTGCGTTGCCTCGTCTATGATGATTAGGTCAAACCCACCCTTGGCGATAGCATCCGCTACAACCTCAACACCGTCATAGTTTATGATAACGAAATCGGCTCCGCTGTTTATTATCTTTTTGCGCTTCTCTTTCGCGCCATGCGCAACGTCCACGGTTCGGTGCATAGCAAAACTAAACAAATCCTCACGCCATGCGCTGTCCATGATAGATAAAGGACATACGACAAGAACTCGCCGTATAATACCTTGCGTCATTAAGAAGTCTGCGGCCCATATTGCACTGGCTGTTTTGCCTGTGCCTTGCTCGTTGAAGCAGAAGCCCCGCTTGTTCATGGTAAGAAACGCTGCTGTGTCCTTCTGATGTTGGTAGGGCTTGTGTTTGCCCACCCACGAATAGCGTTTCTCAATCGGTGAAGGCACCTTTATGTTCAATGCTTTCAGCTTATGGGCCTCGTCGATACCCCAATTCACGACGACTTCATTCATCGACAACTCCTTACTCTTCGCAATCACTGTTGTGATTTGCTTCGGGTTAGGCAGCGTAAGCAGGATGGCTTTATCCTGTACAATCTGCATGTTATTCTCCAATTACTTCTTGCGTTTTCCACGGCTTAACGCACCGCCAGCGGCTCTATTTTTCTTGCGGCTTTGTACTTTTACACCGTCTTTATTTGATCCACCCTTGCTGAGCGGTTTCTTGTGCGCGATATCTTTACCCTCGCGCTTGTCAGCTTTGCCGTTCTTGTTGGCATCCTTGCCAGTCTTATCCATCTTACGCCGCGCACGTTGCCGCTCCATGCGGTCGCTGTGTTCTTCGCGTTCTTTCTGCTGCTTGTACTCTTTTTTGTACGGGCGGGGTTTATTCTTATAGGGCATCAGTTACTCCCATTGTGGGCGCATTCGGTTACAGGACAATGGCGCTTGCATAGTCCAGAGGGGCGGGGGTTCCACACATCTGCTTCAAACGCCTTCTCCATTGTAGCATAGTTTGAAGCCCATTTCTCCCAAAGATTAGCCCTATCTGCAACTTCATACGTTTCTTTTACGAGCTTGTTTGCCACCACGAACAGTAGCCCTGCACGTATGCTTGTTATCTTGGGGTAGTGCGCGAAGATCGCCAACGCCATCAACTCTAGCTGTCCTTTGTCTGCGTACTTTGCAGACTTGCCAGTTTTGTAGTCGATGATCCAACCGATGCCGCTATCCTCGTCAAGGATGGCAAGGTCCACGATGCCACGAAACCATACGTTCCTAGCGCCAAACTTGCATGGCTCCAAGTTAGCCGTTACTCCTAACCGCTGCTCGCATATCTTTACACCCTTACGCTGGTTCAACTTATCCAACGCATCTTTGATATACATAAACCTCTCGGGGAGCGGCTCGCCTTTACCGATATAATCTTCGCAGGCTTTGTGGAACTGATTGCCGTAGATCATAGCTTCCGTCTGGATGAACGGATACTGCTTCAGCACCTTCTCATGGTAGAACTGCTTGGGACATTGCTCGAATGCTTTGATCCGACTAAACGACCACGGCGCTGCTTTACTCATTCACATTCCCCATACGATTTACCTGTGCCGCTCTCGCAGTCTATAGGTAGGCCTGCGGCCCAATCTGGTGTCTTGCGCATACATTCTTCTACATATGCTTGCGCTTCGGGAACTTCTTCATCCTTCACACAGCAAACAATCGAGTCATGTACGGTAAGGACAACTTTATACTTTTCAGCTATACTTAGCAACTGCTCGCCAATGATACAACGAGCTATGGCTTGGCACACGTTCTCCACCACCTTGCCGCCGTAAATTCTGTTTCGGCCCCGCCGTACTTTGTATCTGTATTCGCGTGACCCTTCTTCGGTCATCTCATACTTCAAGTCCTCGTAGTGTATGCAAAGACCCGATGGCAACTGGATGGCGTTCTCTTTTGGTAGAACTTTTAGGACGCCCCTACGACCAAATCGAACTGGACCGTTATGCGTCATTTGCTCCAGTGCAAACTGCGCGTCCTTCCACAGCCTATCTATGCTGTGGTTGATACTGCGGTAGATACTTATGATCCGCTTGGCTTCTTCTACGGGTATTTCAAAACCAAAGTTTTTTAGCTGAGCTTGGAACTTTATGCCGCCCATGCCGTACCCTGCACCAAGAATAGTAGTCTTGCCTACAAAGCGTTGGTCTTTCGTAACGGTCTCTTCTTCGCAGCCGTATATACGCGCAGCCATTTTTATGTACACATCTTCGCCGTTAGCGAACTGGCTAACTAAATCGTTTTGCTCTGCAAGCCATGCTAAAACTCTAGCTTCGATCTGTGCGCTGTCCGCATCTATGAGCGTATAGCCTTCGGGAGCTATAATACTGCTCTTGAGTTTCTTCGCATTCGGCCCTCGGCTCGGCAGGTTTTGTAGGTTGATCTTATCCTGTCCACCCCACCGGCCTGTATGCGCTGCGTAATACCTAATCGGAACCGGGAGAAGTCCACGTTTACCAATGGATATAAACCTCTCGGTACGTGTTTCTTCCAAGGTACTTTTAGTACCCAAACGTGCAGAGACTAACGACTGCACTTTATCGTCGTCATGTTCTAGCAACGCTTTGAACGCCTCGTCAGACTTAGCAAATGCAAAAGTTTCTTTGCCTGTCGTCGGGCTGATCTTCTTCGGCGGCTCAACGCCAAGACTTATAAGTAGCTCCGCGAACTTGTTATTCGACATCAAATCTTTTTTATCGGTTATGTCCGCATCGCGTAGCAGCTTATCCTTACGCTCGCGTATGTCTTCGAGATGTTGCTCCAGCAAGAACAAATCTAGGTCAAGCGTAGGCTCAATAAACATACGCAACGTGCGATCTATCAACTGTATCTCTTGCCGTGGGAACTGGTTTCCAACAATTCCGCTGAACATCAGCTTAAAAATCTCGTATGTCAGGTCCACATCGTTGCGGGAATACTCTGCATACTTCGCAATTTCTTCTTCGCTAAAATCAGTTAGCCGCTTGGCTAACGCTCGGGTAACTTCATCACCCTTGTCTCCAACGCCTTAGCGTTCAGCCACAGCCTTTAGGCTCACACTCTTTTCCGTGCCATGTAACGCACGGGCCATGCACATTGTATCAAGCCACAGTTTCGGCTTCACACCAAATCGCCACCCTAGTATCGCCCCGTCAAACGCGGTGTTATGACAAAGTATAGCGCAGGGCGAGAGGTCTACGTGTGATAAGAAACGTGTAGTGAGTTCCTCACCTTGTATCCAACGTGTGGGCTTATCGTTCTTTTTTACAGCTAACCCAATAATCTCAAATCTATCGTCGCGGATATATTCTTCAGTCGTCATCTTCGACAGGCTGTACTCCTTGTCGTAGTACGTCTCGAAATCCAGCGTCACTATGTCCATCTTCGTCGTCCTCCCACGGTGCTTTGGGCAGCGTTACTTTTCTTTCGTTGAAACGAAAACAAAGATTGGGACGGTAAGGCCCCACCCCAATCTTTTCTTCTTTAGATTTTTTAGCCTTACGAACGTAATGCACTGGCGATCTCTCCACCGCAAGCCATGTACCCCGCACCATCGACCCAATTATCCTTGGACTTTGGATTGGATTTTATACGCGCAACCTTGAGCAGGTTCATCATAACCGCAACATCTGTCGGGGTTATTTGCGCATCCAGATGCACAGACCAGTATCGTGCAATGGTGTTGAAGTTATTCTCCATGTCACCATGCTCCGCAGCACGATCCTTCGTCACGTAGTCTTTAGCTGTGTCGAGAACGTCGGCGCGTGTCACGGTTAGATTTACTTCTTCCAACACCTCTTTCGGTGTACCGATCTTTTTCTTGAGCAGATTTACATACGATGGCGAGCAGCCACACGCTTTAGCAACTTTTGCATTAGAGGCCTTTGGGTGCTTCACAAGATACGCCCAAACTTTTTCTGCTTTTTTACCAATTACTCTCATAGTTATTCTCCTACTGCTTTATCTTTGTCGTCACGCAACACGCGCACGATTTCTTCAACTGGAGTTACATCAACCCCATAATTTTCCGCTGCACCGCGAAACCTTTCAAGCCACGCCGCCAAACTTACACCGGCTTGTCTGCGTAACTCAGCTTGTGCGACTTCATCGGTAGGGTCAAAAGGTTCGTACCCCCCACCCCCACGCCGCTTTGACACAGGTGAAATATACGCAGGGTATTCTGTCACCTTTATGGACACAACAGAACTTTCTACTGTCTCCGTTTTTGCCACAATGCGTAGCCCTGACGCCATCTGCCGCGCCAACTGTATACGATGCTGCCTCGCAGCTTCCACATCGTCAATCCCATAAAACGCTTGGTACGCTTCATGCTCTGGCTCGCCTGCTAACCAATCGACGAACTCTGAAGGCACAAACATATTTGCGCCCGTAGTTTGCAGGTAATCATCTATGATACGCTGCTTAGTCTTTTTAGAAAACTTAGACATAAGTTTATTCTCCATAGTTTTTGTTTGTAAAGCAGGCCATCACAGCCTGCTTTGTTTTTGTTAGTCAGTCGGCTAACCACACCACGACGAGTCGGACCTAGCCGCAACACACCGAACCTAGACCGCCTTAACAAACGATACCAAAACCAATAAAACCGAAACACATCTCACCCCGACCGCCT